AGACCCGTTCTTGTACACCCCTCAGTGGGCCCAGGAGAACCGCTGATCGCATTCGTGAAAGGGTCGACGAGGAGACCTACGACCATCGAAGGTCTGTGTGATTGGTGGACATATGCTCATGATGAGCTAATACAGTGGTGGCGCCTGGATGAAGAATTTAAACGAGAGACTAGCTTTCCAGGTTGGAAATTGCCCTACTGGGCTCCACCGCAATTTACCCCCCCCGATGATTTGACGCGGGAGGGGATTGAACCCAATCCTGGTTGGGGCCGAGGCTCGGACAAGCGTGCATCAGGACAGAAAGGTGCGTCGCCCGGGCCACAACACAAACCTTCTTCCGGTGGGGGGAAGAAGGAAACCAAATTCCGGGGGAAGAACAAGGAGAAAAGTAAGAATCCCCGGAAGGAATATCAGCCACGTCCTATGCGCACCAATTATGATCGTAAAGTTCAGGAAGCTATTAGTGATGCCAACTTGGAAGGTGAAGCATTGGAGGATGTTGAGTACGACGTCGAACGGGATCAGCGTTTAGCTATAGCTCATGAGCAAGCGCGTGCGGCCTTGGTGCCCGCCCCCCCGGTACCCGTCGTGCCAGCGGCGCCACCCCCACCTACTCTGCCGGCTAACATTCCGCCTAGTGGACTTACACAGCAACTCTTGCAAATACGCTGTCAGGCTAAAGAATGCAAGAAGTTCTGTCACCACGCTGTTCCTAAAGTGTGGTGTAAGAAAGTCGGGTCATCGTCCTCCTCCGCTTCTGCACCGCCGTTAGAGCGCTGCTCAATGTGCTCAGGTTATGGCTGTGCATGTTTTGTGGGAGAGGAAGTTCGGCCCGTGGTTCTCGGGCGTGAAGTTGCCACCCGCCCACTGCCCTTTCGTGGTTCCCCGTCTGCCAGGGCGGGTTGTCCAGTTGAGAGGGTCGTGGGTGTACGCTCCGCGGGAAGCCCTGGAGGGGCTCCCGCAACGACCGTGGTTTATGGACCCCGACCCGGAGTTCAGCCAGTTCGGCTGGTGAATCTCCCAGTACCGCCACCACCACCTATGCCTATAATTAGATGGCGACAATCAAGACGGATTCGGTTGAAGACCTTGAGTTGTCTTGAAGCGTCATTCAAAGTGGTCAATTTCTGTCCTAGTGCAGGCAATTGGCCTGTGGCGTGTGAAACGCGCCATTATGGCTTGCAGTGGCCTTGCTTTGATCCCATTCCTGAGGCTCCAGCTCTTCCTGAACCTTTCTTTAAGAATAAGGATGAGTTGAAGGAGTTCAATCGAGAGCAGCGTGAGCTGCAGAAGAAAATTGATGAACACGAGGCTGCGCTAAACACTTTGCTTGGTGCAGGAAGATGCAAGGTCCATAGAGTCTGCCCTCAGCACTGTTCGGGTCGTGTGAGAACACGCGCCACTATCAAGAAGCGCTGGGCTTCTGAGACTAGTGTGTCCAATTGGACTCCATTTGTGGCGCTGTTTGTTTTCTCACTGATTTGGTGCGCAGTTGCTCTCTCTCTGTGGAACACACTTCCGGGCACTTGGTGGGCTGGGATAATTTTGTTCGTTACGGGGCCTGCCCCCAACGGACTCGTGATATCGTCTTTGTTGATTGTGCTCCGCCTTTTCGCAGGTCGAGCGTTCATTCAGCACATTTACTTAATGCAAGTTGATCAACACAATTTTTCTCCTAGTGTGTTGGTCAACTTTAATCCTAAGGATAATACTGTTGACGTTAGAACAGACCATTCGAAGGTTGACCACATGACGCATGCTGATCCATTTTTGTGCGATGCGACTTATGTGCGTAAGCTTAGTTTCGACGGTTGGGCTGGACGAGCCCGCCGGGGGAGCAAGAATGGAAAGCATACGCGCACTGCGACATTGCTCACGTGGGTCATGAAATTGATGGGTATGTTTGAAGAGGAATGTAAGCAACATACCGTATCACTGGCTCTTTTGGCTCAGTTGGTCAATGCTAACAACTGTTCTATTGATGCCGACGATGAAGTCGCCTGGCAGAGGATCAATCAGTATAATCGGACACGGGGTGCCATAAACATCGACCAGTATCATCAGGTCGGTAAATGTTATGTGCATGCGGACACGGTTCTTTTTGCGTTCGCCACTTTTAAGGATATGAAGCGTAGGACTGCTCATCTTCCTTTCCCCGCGTCCCCCGGACTGGACCTCTTGTCGCCTATGGGTATGGCAACCGCGAAGTCTCGTTACCTGTCATGGTCGAAGCCAAGCCAGGAACTTTCGCATCTGCCGTCAGGCACAAGAGCCCTTTGAAAGCGCCAGTCATGGTCGCACTAGACGCCGGCATCCTGGGTGCAGTTCCTCCGCATCCAGATCTAGGCGACCAAACGAGCACGCGGGCGGGGGCGGTTTATCGTGCAGCGAGAAAACCACCGTCGGCCGTAAAGGATGTCCGCGAGAGATTTAGAAAGTTCGTCATGAGATGGCTTGTTAAGCATCTCAGGCCCTTGACGGATGAGCCGACCTTTGACTCCTGGTTGGAGGAGTGTCCCTATACCTTAACACGCAAGGCCCAATTACGCAAAGAATGGGAAGCGTGTGAGGCTTCAGGGGGCATTTGGTCAAAACGGGCCTACACAGCATGTAAATGCTTCGCAAAAGCTGAGAACTATGCGGAGTATAAATATCAGCGAGGTATTAATTCAAGGCATGA